TCTCGTAACTTAGAAGAAACATTAGTTGGATCAGGTTGACCGTTTGTTGAAACACGAACCCAATGAAAAGTATAGCCCTCTTGCGGGGTCGGATCAGGTAAAAGCTCTGGTCTTTTCCACGCCGGTTTATGGGCTTTCTTCTCGTTAGTATCTAGTTCTCTATCTAGTCTATTCTCATCCATTTCTGTTTCCTCTTAAATCTGCAACCTGTTGGGCGTAATCTTCCAGCGGGACTCCAAGACGTTTCGCTAGAGTTACCTGTGTTTGCGATAAAGTCACCTTGTTAGGCTTTGTGCTCCGCGTAGCGGGTGCAACCACATTACTCGATTTCTTCTTGGGTGTTTCCGGTTCATCTTCTATCCCCTCATCAAATTGAGAGGGAAATACTTCACGCATCCGAGAATTAATTTTCTCGTAGTATTCATCTGACTGAGGACTAATGTTCTCTTTTGTCAGTTTAGTATGCAATCCTAACGCAAGTGCTGTCATTTCATCATCAGAGCCAAACCACGGGTTTTCGTCGCGCCATGCTTCAGCTCTTTCATCTTTAACAGGTTGTTGCGTCTGTTGTACCTGCGATTGAACAGTATTTTGCTGCGGTTGTAAAGTTGCTTCTGCTGTAGTAACAGCACGGGGTTTAAGTGCTTTTACTTTTTCAGCCCTTATCTGTGCCGTATTAAGCTCAGTTTGAGCAGCCACAATCGCGTCTGGCTCACCACTTTCGTACGCTTCCTTGTATTTTTTACTCGCTATAGCCACTTCCCCCTCAGTTTGCTTTTTAGCAGACTCAATCAGGGTGTTGTGGCTCTGGTTAACATTTCCCTTGAGTTTCTTGTTCTCATCAATCAACTGTTGGGCATAAGCAATGGCTTCCTCTTTCTGCCGTTCCGCAGTTTCTTTTGCCCTGCGTTCGTCATGGTAGCCCTTGCTGAAATGGTTTATCCGTTTCTTAACCTTCTCCGAATAATTCTCTAGTTCTTCATTAGTAACTTCTTCAGGAGGATCGGATGCTTTACGCCCCCTATCCGCTTGAGGTGTGTCATCCACCACTTCTACTTCTACTTCCTTGTCCTCTACTACTTCTACCTTAGTAGGTTTCTTTGCTGGTGGTTCTATAACCTCACGACCTACAGCCCCCTCCACTTCGATCTCAGGAGCGTCTACCTTGGTTTCGACTTCTACTTCAGCGGCAGCTTCAGTTTTGTCAGGGTCGGGAAATTCGTACTCTACTTTCTGTATTGGCATGGTTTATTCCTCAATTTGCACGAGATACTACACTCGGATCATCAACTACGGCTTCAATAGAATCATCATTCATCAGACGATACTCTTGCTTGCCGACCTTAAAACGTGTGCCAGTATTGGCCCGAAACATTACATAGTCCCCTTGTTTACACCAAGGGCCAGTAGGGAATCGGCTTTTATCAGCATACGCTTGCTCACCCATGTCAAGCACCAGCCCTATTGTAGACAGGACGTACTCATCACGGAGGGTTTTAGCGGCTTTAACGATGCCACCATCGAACGTTTCTTCTACATTAGGAAGGGCAACAAGTATCCTATAACCCACAGGTTTAGGGATAAGAGCGTCTAACTCTTCTTGAGCTACTGCTTCCTCCTGCATTTTTTCCTGACGTTTCATTTCTAACGCAGTCATTTCAGTCATCTTGGTTTTCCATATGTATACGCGAGAGGTCATTTATTTCTCGTAACGCGGTGTCCAGACCCCGAAGCACACCACATATTTCTTTATAGGAGGCGTAATCCTTAGCAGCCCCGGTTCTTATAAAGTCTTCATTAGACCGTTTCTGGTCTGTAATCTTTTCTACTAGCACTTCAAAGACAGTCTTTGCCACTACTTACCCCCTTCAAAATCTACAAATATAGGAGTTTGTTCCCCAACCCATGCCCCCACTACATTGAACTCAAAAAACTCATTAGCTTCTTCTTGGGTCATACCATCCCTTTTCTCCAAAACCTCAATACATTTTTCTCGGTCATATACCGCAATGGTTGGTTGTCCACAACGCTCCCCAGTGCCTATAAGGGCGGCCTCAAATCCATCTGCAAGTAAAAGTTCTTCTTCCATTATCTATCCTCTCGGTCATCGCGGTAGGCTTCAGACGCATCACGATGCGCTTCTGCTCTAGTTCGTTTTTCTTCGCCCTTGGCTTTAGCCATGTCAATAATGACCTTGGCTTCTTCCACATCATTCTTTGCTTCAGCCGCTAAGTTCTGTGAAGTTATACGGTTTGCCTCAAGCACTGCTGTTGTTTGGGCTTTTTCTTTATCCAGATCAAGTCGCTCTTGGTCAAGCGCCACATCTGCCGCATCTTTAGCCGCCTTACGCTGCGCGTCTTGTTCCTTGATTGCCAACTCGCGCTGCTGCATCTGGATGATTGGGTCTTCCGCCAACTCTTGTGCTTGCTGCTGTGCAGCTTGCGCTTGCTTCTGAGCTGTAAGCCGTTGCGCTGCCTTGGCTAACAATCCCGCCAACCTGTATTCCAACTGTTCTGGAAGTTCTTCGTTTGGTGGTGGTAGTTGTTGACCCAACTGTTCTTCCATCTGTTGCCTATACAAGAAGGCCATGTGTTCAGCAATGTGAGCTTTGAGCGCAGCTACAATCTGCTGGCCTTCAGGCATTTGCCCTAACATGGCGGCTACTTGGGGGTCAGCAAGGAAAGACTCATGGACTGCAATGTGTGCCTGATGGTCTTGAAATATGAATGCTTTCAATGGCTTACCAGAAAGTGCATCCATGTTCTCACTTACTGGGTCTTCCGGTTTCATATCGTCTTCATTAGGTACAAGTTTATCTGCGTTCTTAATCCCTAAGACCTCAATCATCTGCCGATGCAGTTGGGGTAGGTCATAGATTTGAGGGTTAGCCTGTGCCATCTGGAGTACGGTTTGGTATTGCACAACTCGTTGTGCCATCGTACTACTGTTGGGGTCGCTGACAGGAATTACTTCCACCGTGGCATAATCGGCTTGGCGGGCGCGAGGCGTACCACGGTCAGGCTCATAACCATACTCTACTGGTGCGTACTCAGCCATAATCGCCCTGAGCAGTTTAAATTCCTGCTTCATTGCGTAGTGGACACGGGATTGAACCGCTGCCATTGGCTTTAATGTACGTTCTAGTAGAGCTAATGTTGTACCGACAGGTGCATTTGCACTCATATCGGAGATATTCATGTCCGAAATAGCCCCTAAACGTCGGCCTTCTTCGGTTATCTTGTCTAATAATGCGAGTAACGTCTGACTTGGCTCTTTATACGGTAATGGGAGGATATTCTCCCGTATTGACCCGCTAGGTACGTCCACATCACGAAATTCACCCGGCCCTATGGGGGTATCACCCGTAGTTACGCGCATTCCACGCGATTTTAAGCCGCCCGGTAGGTTAGATAGCGTACCAGCGTCAACTAATTGACGGATTATAGAGGTTCCAGCCCGTGCATAACCCCCAATAATGTGAATTAAACCAAGACCATAGAAGCCAAACCCCGGAACGTACACGTAATGGACAAAATGTTGACGCTTTAGCAGCAATGGGTCGTCAGGATTCCAGTTTCTACGTACTGCAAGCACTGTTCCCGTGCCTTTTTCTATTGTTATGACGTAAGGCTTGGCGATTTGTAGAGGATTTTCCTCTTTTTGCGCCCCACTCTCCTGCCCATCTACCTCTTCAAGTACTATATCCGCGTGAATTTCATACACTGCGTAGCGGTCATCGGTAGAAAGCGAGATTCCAGACTGTTCAGCCTTCGCTTCTTCAATATCTGTGGTAAAAGATACGGGGTCACCAAGGTTGACGTTCCTGTAAAACCCCTGATCTTGGAGTTTTATCATCTCATTCTTGGTTTTACGCATGATGTGCGTCACACGTTCAGCAGATTCTAGGTTAGATGCGCCGTAAGGGACGATCATATCCTCCGCTGGAATGTAAATAGCAGTCTGGCGATCTAAACTTGGATCAAAGTAAATCTTCTTAAATGCCGATCCTGCTAATCCTAAGCTGTATAGCATACGTTCATGCTCAGGGCGGTACTCCACCATGACATCCGTAAGCTCGTAGTTCATATCGGTTTTAACGCGCAGAGCTGCGTCTTCTTTATCCCGCGTTATTTCCCCTAGTATCTGGGTTTTAACTGGGCCAGCCGCTGGGAATGTCTCACTCATGGCCTCTGCTTGGAATCTTATCGCTGCTTCTGCCAGTACGGTGCTATAGACACCACAGGCATTTTCCCAAGGTTCAGTTCTGTCCTCGTAACTAAAGCCTAGAACTTCCAAGCCTTTGACGAATGTATCAGCCCAATCACGGCGAGAACCCACGTCCCCATCTACCGCTTCAACTAATTCACTGGATAGCTGGTTTAACCGGCCATCATCTAAATATTC